TCAGTGAATTTAGGCACTAGCTTGTCATTGAGCCGATATAATTATTCATTAAACATTTTTAATCAAATAGCAACTCCTCTTTACGCCAATGATTATGCTGCTATTGCAGGATTAGATACTAGTGGTGGAAAGTTACTTCCGGTTGGAACTGTATATACACAGTACGACACTGCTGGTGACGGTACAGTGAGATTTAAATTGTTCCGTAGAAGTTACACATGGCCTACAACAATAACTGGTACTGTAGTAACAGCGGCCCTAACTGCTGCCAATAGTTTTAGAATTCAAGTTAGTGTTGCTGGTAGCGGATCGTTGACACCAAGCAGTGGTGCAACAATAACAATCAGCGCAGGTAATACTCTTACTGATGTTATAGCAGCAATTAACTCAGCAGGACTTCCTAACTTATCAGCATCAACCGTATCTGGTGCCCTTAGACTATCCCACGGTCTTGGTGGTGTTATTGTTTTAACAGACACAGTAGTTGGTACTTTGGCGCAGTTGGGCATTTCTACAGCTACAGTGGGAGTGCGTACTATCGCAACTAATACTCTAATTGCTACAGGATGGACTCCAGTATCCAATTTAAATTATACTGCTAGCAATATAAAACCCAGTCAAGAACCCGAAGATGAAACAATGTGGTATCATAATGATTATAGTCAAGTTGATATCATGATTCATGATGGTACAGCTAGTGCAACCGCATGGAAAGGCTACAAAACTATTTCGAGCGATGCTCGCGGATTTAACTTAACACTAACTGATCCCGAAGGTGTTATTGTTTCTGCGTCCATGCCGATTACTCAAAGTGATGGATCGTCTGCCTTGGTACTAGGTGATTTATGGTTAGATACTAGTGATTTAGAGAACTATCCTAAACTCAGTCGTTGGCAAACAGTTAAAGGTATTAACCGTTGGGTAAAACTTGACAATAGCGATCAAGCCAGCGAATTTGGTATTGTATTTGCTGACGCACGGTGGGACGATAATGGTGTAAACGACACAGTTACTGGCCCATTAGCTACAACTAAAACACTGTTAACCAGTAACTACTTAGATGTTGATGCTCCGAACGCGACTGCTTATCCAAGGGGCACATTGTTGTTTAATACACGTCGCAGTGGGTTTGGTGTTAAAAAATACATGAAAGATTATTTTAACTTGACCGATTTCAGCTTTGACAACTGGAGTAATACGCTACCCTATGCTATTGGTAATCGAGTAGTTTTTACAAACGGAAAAATTTACAAATGTATTCAAGCGGTCACAATTGTTAATTGGAGTAGTTCTGGTACTTATGCGGTTGGTAACCGAGTGGTGTATACAAGTGGTAGTACTTATACATGTATTCAAGCTCACAGTAGTGCTCAAAATCCAAGCACCGCAACTGCTTATTGGACGTTGGTTGATACCACTCCATCAAAGGACAGTGCAAAATGGAGTCTATTAGAAAACAGCACCTGGGTTAATGCCGCAGGTAATAGACTAGACGGCAGTCCGTACATGGGTCACCGTGCAGTTCGTTCTATAATAGTAGAAGCAATGAAATCTGCAATTGACACCAGTACTGAAATTCGTGAAGAACAGCGCGAATTTACATTGATTGCTTGCCCGGGATATCCTGAGATGATCCCTAACATGGTATCACTTAACAATGATCGCAGAAATACTGCTTTTATTATTGGCGATACGTCCATGAGACTAGCACCAGTTGGCACAGAATTACAAAACTGGAGTGAGGGCAAATCTGCTGGAAATATGTATGACGAAGCATTGCGTATATCCGACAATTATCTAGGTGTCTATTATCCCTCGGCATTATATAATGATCTTGAAGGAAATACAATTGCAGTTCCTCCGAGTCATATGGCTTTAAGAACTATGGTTCGTAGTGATGCTGTTAGTTTTCCTTGGTTTGCGCCAGCCGGAACCAAGCGTGGATTGGTAGATAATGCATCAGATCTTGGGTATGTAAATCCAGCCACAGGGGAGTTTAACACATTTGGTATGAATGAGGGGATTCGAGACACGCTGTACGAAACCAAAATCAACCCAATTACATTCTTACCCGGTGTTGGTATTACTGTTTACGGTCAAAAGACTCGTTGCCCAATTTCGTCAGCATTTGACAGGATTAACGTATCTAGATTAATTGCATATATTCGTGGGCGAGTTGATCGATTGGCAAGACCTTTCATATTTGAGCCTAATGATAAAATTACACGTGACCAGCTCAAACAAATTGTTGAGCAGATGCTTAATGATTTGACTGCTAAACGTGCTTTGTACGATTATTTGGTTGTATGTGATACAACAAACAACACACCTATTCGTATTGATCGCAACGAATTGTATCTCGATATTGCAATTGAGCCAGTTAAAGCGGTGGAGTTCATTTATATTCCACTGCGTATTAAGAACACCGGTAGCATTGCTAGTAATTTTTAATTTAAAGTCTTAGGAGATTTAACATGTCGGTTGCATCATTATCAAAATTTACAGTTCCGTTAGCTGGCGGGCAGAGTGCCGGTAGTCAGGGCCTGTTAATGCCCAAACTCAAATATCGTTTTCGTGTTAGTTTTGAAAACTTTGGGCTTGGGACCAATGTTACAGAATTAACCAAACAGGTTGTTGATTTTGGCAGACCTAGTTTAACTATGACTCCAGTTGAAATACATGTTTATAACAGCATAGTTCATTATGCCGGTAAACCTACATGGGAAACAGTTCAGGTTAATATTCGTGATGATGCTCTAGGCAATGTTTCTAAATTGGTTGGCGAACAAGTACAAAAGCAATTTGACTTTTTGCAACAGGCCAGTGCTATTTCAGGTATCGACTATAAGTTTACTACCCGTTGTGAAATCACCGACGGTGGTAATGGAACAGCGGCTCCAGTTGTTCTTGAAACATGGGAAATGTATGGTTGTTTCCTAAGCCAAGTAAATTATGGCGAGTTAAATTACAGCAGCAGTGATCCGGCTACCATTCAAATGACCATTAGATTTGATAACGCGGTACAAACACCAATTGACAGCGGTGTTGGTCAGGCATTTGGACGCTTTGTACTAGGCTCAACAGCAACCTAACAGGTATTGAATGATTTCTCCTGATCAACTTACTAGTCAACAACTTAAAGATTTTGGTCATGGGCAAAAACTATTTGGGGCTAATAATAATCGACTTAGCCCCAAATTTAGTTTTTTATACCATGTGTTTTTTGAAATTAATCCTTTGGCCCAACAAACCATGTACAGCCAGCTTCAAGGCGGGCTTATTAAAGAAGTTGGGCTGTTGGTAAAAAGTGTTGAACTACCAAAATTTGACATAGAAACTAAAGACTTAAACGCATACAATCAACATGTTACCGTACAAACCGGTATTAAATACCAACCAGTAAAAATTGATTTTCATGATGACAGTGCTGATGTAGTCAAAGGATTTTGGGAAGACTACATGACTTTCTACTACGGGGACTCCTTCAATTCTGCCGGAATTGCAGAGACTATGCGCCAAAATAGATATACTAAACCTGCAAGCGCAAATTGGGGTTATATTCCTAGAGAAAATGTAAACTATCTGAGATCTGTAAAAATTTACAGTTTGAGCATGGACAAATACAGTTTGTATACGCTAGTCAACCCCGTAATTGACGGTTGGTCACATGGGACACACAGTGCAGGACAAAACGAATTCATTGGCCATAGTATGTCGTTGCGATACGAGTATGTTCGTTATGAAAGCGGCGAAACAGGAGATTTTGCAAACGGGAACATTGAAGTTGACGGACTTGACCAAGCACATTACGATGTAACTACTAGTGGACTAACTAGTGCCTGGGCAAAGAAAGGAGGCCTAACCGGGGTGCCGAGCTACAGTTATGGGGATAGTCGACTTGGCGTTATTCGTCAACAAGCAAAGAATTTCAACGCTGATCCATATTCAAAATATGGAGCAAGTCCAAAAAGACCAAGTCAGTCAACATTGGGCAGTCGATTACGCAGCAGTATATTACGTGCAGGGCAGTCAGTTGTTAATACTGCTATTCTCAAAGCAGAGAGCCGGCTACGGAATATTAAAATTGGCAACTCAACTCTAAACAGTATCTTACAACCTGCATTGCAAAATACGATCAGTCAAGGTGCTGCTGGATTAAGTAATGCTTTTTTCCCAAGCCCAACTAAAACTACACCGCCTGAAATACGTAGAAGTCCAAATGATGTTAGGGCAACCAATAATCAAGACACAGTAAGATAAATGACAACACGTAATATTATTGTTCAAGACGAAACTGCTGTTGACTCAACTCAAAATTATTTTGAGAATCAATATGCTGCTGAGGTATACATTTCAGATGATGTGTACACTGCGGTTGTTGGATACTTTGAATTACAGGCGTATGGGCGACTAGCCGCAGAAAATTTAGCCGGGGCATTTATTGATTCTTGTACATATGAAGGACAAGATATTATATCGACATTGGAACAACTAAAGTTAATGCCCGAATCTGACCAAACCAGTATTATAATGTTTTTGCTCAACAGTGTTAGAGTTGGAACATCATTGTTAGGAACTACTCTATTAAAAGTCCCAAATCCCTACACTGCTAGACAAATAATTTTTTAAATATCATGGCTACTAGCAAGGGTATTTTCTTGCCCAAAAATCCCAGTAAGGTTATTGGGAAAGGCTCTATTAAATATAGAAGCAGTTGGGAGCAGGTGTTTATGAATTTCTGTGATAATAATCCCAGTGTTGTTAGTTGGGGCAGCGAAGTACTACGTATACCCTACTATAATCCTATTACTAAGAAAAATACTATTTACATTCCTGACTTTGTTGTATCATATGTAGATCGCAACAATCGTCAACACACTGAAGTAATTGAAATTAAGCCCTTAAAAGAAGCAGTAATGGAACGTGCTCGCAGCCCTAGGGATAAGGTCATGTTGGCCATTAACATGGATAAATGGCAAGCGGCGCAGGCTTTTTGTGCTAATAATAATTTGTCTTTTAGATTAGTAACTGAGCAGCAACTTTTCCACCGTGGTAAGTAACTGTTAAATA